AGGCTTTAATTGACGGCGGTTTTATTGCCTATGAGCCTGAATCCACCGACACACCTAAAAAATCATCTACTATCAAGAAAACACCTAAGGAGTAAAAATGGCCACTTCAACTTATCTTTCAAACTTGTCAGCATTGACCGTGAACAGCGTTTCATTGGTGGATCAATGCACAGGCATTGTGTTCACGCAATTGCGCGAAGCATTGGACAAAACAACGCTGGCAGACACTGGCCGCACATACACAGGCGGCTTGTACAACAACGAATGCACCATGACACTTTTTCAATCATATGCAGCAAGTGAGACTTACCAAACACTTGCATCCATCGTTGGCACACAAACAACGATTGTTGCAACCGTCATTGAAGGCGCAGTCACCAAAGTGTTTACTCTCGCCAACTGCTACCTGGAATCCATGCCAGTTATCAATGGCGCGCTTGGAGAATTAAGCACCGTAGATTTGACCTTTACCGGTGGCGCGCTAAGCGTTAGTTGATCACGGCCATCACTTGGCCCGACACAAGGAGACAAAGTGAAACTGAAATTAAAAGTTACCCCTACACCAGGGGATGAACCAATTATTGTCACAACAAACCTGCTTTGCATTGCAGAGTGGGAAAAACAAGAGAATCGCAAAGTGTCTGATGGCCGCGGAATCGGTGTCATGGACATGGTTTTTTGGGCTCACTTCATGTTAAAAACAACCAGTTACAAATCCAAACTTGGTGCTTCACCAAAGTTGTGGTTGGAAGCCAACCCTGACATGGAAATTGAAGCGGTGGACATGACAAACCCAAACCCTACGGGCGCGGAACCTACCGAAGGCAACTAGCAGAACTTCTAGTTTCAGTAGGGTGGTTTCCGCCGCACATAGAATTTGATACACGCGACCTTCAAACAGTCATTAGTGTTCTTAATGAACAGGCGAAGGAAAGGCGGCAACGATGACACAAGCAACTATCAAGGTTTACGGTGTCAAGGCTGCTTTAAAAGAACTAAACAAAATCAATCCTAGTTTGCGCCGTCAATTTACTAAACGCTATAAAGACATTGTCAAACCAGTGCTGCGACAAGCCAAAATTGACTTCCCAAAATCACCGCCACTTTCAGGCATGGGGCGGCCGCACACGCGCCTAGGGGGCTGGGACGGCGGTTTGGTGGCAAAGGGTGTGGTTGCCAAGATTGACACGCGAAAAGGAAGAAGCGACAATGTGGGCGCATTCTTTATTGTGCAAAAAACAGGGTGGGGTTCCATCTACGACATGGCAGGCCGCAAGAATCCAGGATCGCAATTTGTCCAAAACCTTGAAGCCAACGGACATGGTTCGGCATCTCGTGTTATGTGGCCAGCATATTTGCAAAATGCCAATCAAATTCAACTCAGTGTGCTTGACTTAGTTGGCGATGTAATGGAAGAAACAAACAGAAAATTGATAACTAATGGCAATTAGAATTCCAATCATTTCGGAATTTAATCCGAAAGGCGTAGCCGCAGCCAAAGCCGAATTTGCATCCTTGGAAGGTGCAGGTTCCAAATCAATGTTCTTGTTGCAGAAAGCAATCCTTCCAGCCGCCGCCGCTATCGGCACATTCACTTCAGTAATTGCACCAGCCATCAGAGCCGCTTCAGACTTTGAAGAATCTACTTCTAAAGTCAATGTCATTTTTGGGCGTGCTTCCAAGAGCGTTAAGGATTTTGCCAAGGATGCCGCTGTTTCATTAGGTCAATCCCAACAGGATGTGCTTAGTGCCGCTGGCACATTTGGAACATTTGGTAAAGCCGCAGGTTTAGCAGGCGAAGATTTAGCCCTATTCACAACCGACTTTGTGGCACTTTCAACCGACCTGGCATCATTCAACAACACCACCCCTGAAGAAGCAGTGCTGGCCATTGGGGCCGCTTTGCGTGGAGAATCCGAACCATTGCGCCGCTACGGCGTTCTGCTAGACGATGCCACCTTAAAAGCCGAAGCAATGAGGCTTGGCATCTACAAAGGAAGCGGAACATTAACGGCCCAACAAAAGATTTTGGCTGCCCAATCTGCGATCTATAAACAAACAAGTGACGCACAAGGAGACTTTGCGCGCACAGCCGATGGTGCAGCAAACAGCCAACGGACACTTAGCGCGTTAATGAAAAACTTTCAGATCCAACTGGGTCAACAAATGCTTCCAGCAATGACCGACTTTGCAAACGGCCTTGTGGACATCGCCACCGCATTTGGGAAGATACCATCACCATCCGATGACGCCATGAAAAAAATTGGTTTGTTTAGGAAGATCGTTGAAAGTGCAACCAGCAGCGTCAGTTTTTTAATCAACGGAATCAAACTTATTGGATCGGGTTTCTTTGATGCCAAAGAAGAAACAGGTGCATACAACCAGGCCATGGGCTTATCCGCACAACAGCAAATGCGTATGGCTGATTCCGCCGGAATCTTCAACAAGAAATTTAATGAAACACCGCCAGCCGTTTCAGGCGCAAAGAAAGAAGTTGAATCATTTGCCGCAGCGTTGAAAGAAAAACTTTCTGATGCAGTGGACACAGCCAAAGACAAGTTGGAAGATGCCAAAGCCGAATTTGCAGACTTTGCAACCAGCGTTTCCGATGCTGTTTTAGGGGCTTTAGATTTCAACAAAGCCTTGGAAGATGGTGACTATGGTTTTGCAGGATTCTTAGAGAACCTACGAAAGCAAGTGAAAGGGATTGAAGATTATTCCAACAACCTAGAAAAAGCGTTGGCCGCTGGATTGTCACAAGATGCTTTGCAATATGTATTGGACGCAGGCAATGTGGCTGGCGCAGAAATCGCTTTGGAACTTATCAAAGGCGGCCAGGCAGCCATTGATGAAACAAACGCTTTGGTGGATTCAGCCAAGGCTGCCGCTGACAAGATTGGTTTAAGCGCGGCAACAAAGTTTTATCAAAGCGGTGTTGATTCTGCCCAACAGATGGTTGACGGCATTACGGGCGAACTTGACAAGATGACCCCGAAATTGATGAAGAAGATGGATGAGGTTGCAGCCAAAATGAAGCGCAATGTGAACATTGATGTGGTCATTACGGAACGGGTGAACAAAATTATTTCCACTTTTAGCGGCGAGATTCCAAAGATGGCTGATGGCGGCATTGTGAACCGCCCAACATTGGCGTTGATTGGTGAAGCAGGCCCAGAAGCAGTTGTGCCATTGTCCAAAATGGGTGCAGGCGGCGGCGGTGATGTGAACATCAATGTGAACGGTGGGCTGGCAACTTCGGCAGAAATAGGGCAAACAGTTCTGAACGCTTTGCGCGCCTATCAGCGTTCCGCAGGGCCTTTAAATCTGAACATTGCATGAGCGGCTTTGCAGTTTTAGATTCGGGCAATTATGACCTGCAAATTGCCACAGGGTTCATTGTTGACGGGTTTACCTTGGATGACCCAACCAAAGGTGTTCTTGACAACACTGATTTTGTTTTAGATGGGACAACAGAATTTGCGTCAGTTTTAGAATCCACCACAAACATTGCGGTGAAACGCGGTCGCCGTGACACAGGCGACCAATTTAGTGCTGGCACAATCACTTTCAACATCACCGATGTGGATGGAATTTTCAACCCGTTTGATGAAGATTCGCCTTTTTACAACACTGAAGATTCACAACCAGGGTTGGCCCCAATGCGTGAACTGAAGTTGATTCGGTACGATTCTACCAACACCCCTGAATTGCTCTTTTCAGGATATGTGGTGAATTATGATTACAACTTTGGGTTGGGAGAATTGGACAGTGTGACCGTTTACGGCGCGGATCAGTTTTATTTGCTGGCCCAAACCTTTTTAGACGAATACAATCCCACAGCCCAACTTTCAGGGGCGCGGATCACATCAATTTTAGATCTGCCTGAAGTAGATTTCCCAGCCGCACAACGAAACATTGCCACAGGAACAGTCAACCTTGGCCATGATTCCGCATACACCATTCCAGCAGGCACAAACGCCCTGGCCTACATCACCCAAATAAACCAAACAGCCGAATTTGGGCGCGTGTTCATGTCCCGTGAAGGTGACTTCACATTCCAAAACCGTATCGGCGACACCCTTTCAGGCCCCGTGGCCGACTTTCACGATGACGGAACAGCGATCCCCTACACGGGCTGCGGCATATCGTTCCAGGCTGACGCAGTAATCAACCGCGCCGTAGTCACAGGCTTAGACGGAAAAACAGCAACCGCCGAAGATACGGGATCAATCGCCCAATACTTTATTCAAACGGCCAGCATTGGAAACAGCCTTCTACACATACAAGGCGAAATTGACACGGCCGCCGCATACCAACTTTTTCCACAACCCGAACCACGGTTCACCACTATTGAAACTTCATTCCTGGCATTAACCACCCCACAAAAAGACACCCTGGCAATAGTGGAAATAGGGGACACCATCGCAGTAGAAAAAACTTTCCCCACAGGCGTAACCACAACCAGCCTGGCGCAAGAACTAGCGGTGGAAGGCATAGAACATTACATTGACTATCAATCCGGCCACCGCGTCATTTATTTCACAAGCCCAACCACCGTTGTTTATGAACTGATTTTGGATGATGTCGTATATGGCACAATAGACACAGAAAATGTCTTAGGATAAGGATCACTATGGGAGCCAACGCACAAATAGCAGTTCCAGCATTTACCGCTGGACAAATACTTACTGCCGCCCAACAAACGCAGATCAACACAGGAATTCCAGTGTTTGCGACCACCACAACTAGGGATGCAGCCTTTGGCGGATCAGGTGAAAAGGTGTTGGCCGAAGGCCAGTTTGCTTACATTGAAGCCAACAACGCCACCCAGTTTTATGATGGCGCGGCATGGCAAGCGGTAGCAGGCGGCAAAGTTGCACAGGTTGTTTCGGTTGACAAACTAGACACATTCACCACTAGCACTTCTGCCTATGTTGATGTAACGGGTTGGGCTGCAACTATTACGCCTACCGATTCTACCTCTAAAGTGCTTGTATTTTATACAGGTGTAACTAGCGGAAATACTGCATACTGGGCAGGGTTCCAAATCTTGCGAGGCGTTACCGCTATAGGTAACGGAACCGCGACAGGCGTAGCAACAGCGGCAAACAAAGTTACTAGAGGCGACGGCAACGATGGCGAAGTGGTGACAGGAATGTATTTAGACAGCCCAGCAACCACAAGCGCAACGACTTACCAAATGCAAATAGACCGAAACAACGGTTCTGTATTGGTTGGTGCTAGTTACTTTGGGCAAAACAACATTGACAACTTTAGTTGTTTAACCAACATTACTTTGATGGAGATTTTGGCATGACCGACTACGCGTTAGTACTTACCGCCAATTACCCAGGCGCACAATGGGCAATCAACGCCAACGATTACGACAGCCTGCAATGGTTTGATAGCAGCCCGAAACCTACGCAAGCCGAACTAGACGCAGCATGGGCGCAAGTTAATTACAACAACCAAGTTGCAATTGTTGAAACAACACGCCGAACACAGTATGAAGCGAAATCTGACGGCTTATTCTTTGAATGGCAACGCGGAACAAACACTAAAGAAGCATGGGAAGCCGCAGTTCAAGCGATCAAGGAT